GCCTGGTCCTCCATCAGCCCGATCTGCCGCTTCGCCTCCTCGAGGCTGATCGGCTCGGACGCCGGCGGCGTCAGGACCCGGAGCGTGTCGGGGCGGATCATCGGACCTCCGGCTGGATCGTGGCCACGGCTCGCTCGACCGCCCCGTCCCGGGCCTGGTCGAGCAGCGGCCGCGACGGCTCGCGGACCGCGACGCCATCATGGACGAGCCGGTCCGCCAGTCCAGCCGTGGCGTCGATCACGGACCCGGCCCGGTAGCCCCGGTAGGCCCGCAGGAGGCGGATCGGGTGCTGGTCGGCCATGTCACCCTCCGGGAACGCCATAGCCCGGCGGGCGGCATCCCTGCCACCCGCCGGGCCTCGCGCGTTGGTCACGTTCAGCTGCCGGCCTCGACCAGCTTCGCCACGAAAGTTGCGTCGTGGTTGGCGATGCCGACCCGCTGGAGGCCGCGGTACTTCACGGCGTCCGTCGAGAAGCCGGCGTGCTCGGAGGCCGAGATCACCAGCCCGTTCGACTTCACCGCGACGGCGGTCGCCATCGAGAAGTCGCCGTACAGGGCGAGCGTCCCGGCCGGCAGGCCGAGGCACTTGTAGACCGGGGCGCCCATCACGACCGGCAGGACCCGGTCGCCGATCGTCGTCGATTGCGAGACGACCGAGCTCTTCATGATGTGCTCCCAGCCGGCCGAGCTGCACACCCAGGCGGTGTTCATGGCGCGGCTGTCGATCTTGCCGACCACGCTCGCGAGGTCCGCCCCGTCGTAGTCGGTGCCGGCCTCGACCTCGTTCGCGTTCGAGATCTCGTCCACGAGGCCGTCGATGCCCTTCGCGTTGTCGCCCTGGAGCCAGACCTCGTCGATCTTCTTCGCGATGGCCAGGCCGAAGCGGTTGGCCGCGAGCTGGGCCAGGTTCACGACCGCGGCCGCGTCCTGGATGAGCTCGTTCGAGAAGGAGATGATCCGCCCCATCTTGTGGAGCGCGATCGTGACCCGCGCCGTGGCGGCCTCGTCGTCGGTCACCACCTCGTGCTCGTCGAACCAGTCCGCGGCGATCTCGCCGATCGTCGGGATCTCGAGCGTGTGGCTCGAGGTCGTGTAGACCTGGGCGAGCTGCACGCCGACCGACTGGTAGCCGAGGACGTCGATGTAGCCGCGGAACAGCTCGGGGGAGACGAGCTCGGCCCCGGTGCCGTCGTAGGTCGGCGAGGTCTCGCCCATCGCGCGGGCCTCGGCCCGGTCGCCCAGGGCCAGGGCCCGGAGGAATCGGCCGGCCCGCTCGGCGGCATCGACCGTGCCGAATCCACGCAGGCTCTTGCCCGGCATGATGTGGATCGCCGGGCCGCGCCGCTTGTCGGCCTTCTCGACATCCTTCCGGCTGTCGCTGTCGCTGGTCGCGTTGATCGACCGCATGGCGGCGACCTTGTCGTCGAGCGAACGCTCGGCGGCCGCCTCACGCCCCACGATCTCGGCCCGGGCCGACCGCTCGGCCAGCCGCTCCTCGATCTTCGCCTTCTCGGCCTCGTCCGCGCCCGTCATGGTGCGGAGAGTCTCGATCTCGTTGGCGATGGTGGCGGCTTCGTCCTGGAGGGCGAGGTACTTGGCGGACGGCATGGTCGGTTCCTCTTCGTGTGGGATGTCGGCTGACGGGTGCGAATCTATGGGCATCCCGCCGCCCGGCGAACTTCGCGCCGTCCTACGGTAGAACGCTTTTTGGCGCGGTCGGGCAGCGGCCATCCGGGCATCGCTCCTTCACGCCGCCCTCGGCCCGGCTCCGCTTGCACCGCTCGCACGGGCAGCGGCAGATCTGCTCGACGCGGCTGTCGGGCCGCCACACTCCGCGGACGCACGTCGAACCGCAGTCGCACGCCGCCGGTGCCGGCGGTGCCGGGGGCGGCGGCGCCGTCTCGCGGATCATGGAGGCCCGCGCGGCAGACACCGCCGCGGCGGCCCGCGGATGCTCGAGGTCCACGTCGGCCGGGTCGGCCGACAGCCAGACGAGGAGCGAGATCAGCCACCGCCAGAGCTTGGTCATAGCGTCGTTCCGTTTTCGAGAATCCGGAACCCGTCGCGGTCCACCCGCGCGTGGACGGTGCGGGCGGCGGCCGGCGGCGGCGGCTCGGCCACCAGCGCGACCCAGAGCAGGTTCTTTGCGGCCCGGGCGATCCACCGGACCACCGGCCGGTCGGCCGGGCCGGGGGCCGGGGCGGGCCGCGAACTGGTCCACCAGCCGGCCGCGAAGACGACCACCAGGATCACGAGCGTGTTACGGTCGAGTCTCATCGGTTCCCCTCGTCGGTGTAGCGGAGCCCGGGGATGTTCACCGGGCCGGAGTCGGCGGGCGGTTCGGCGAGCACGTCGTTCGACAGGTCACGCCACCCGAAGCCCTGGACGGAGCCGACGGCGAACGAGTCCGGCTGGCTGCCGAGCATCCGGTCCACGGTGGCCCGGCGGACCCAGAATGCGCCGTCGGGCATGTCGGCCGGCCACTTCGGGCCGGAGATCCACCGCGGCCCCCAGGAGTTGAGGCAGAGCAGGGCATCGTCTGGCGAGCCGTTCTTGGCGTAGCGGACCGCCACGAAGCACATGCAGTGGGCCCACTGTCCGGAGGCCCTCGCGTAGGCCTGCTGGTCGCGAACAGACTCGAAGCCGACCAGCGAACAGACCGGGATCGGGAAGCCCGCCTCGATCGCGGCGGCGGCCTCGTCGAACGTCTTGACCATCGCGACGTGGGCGGCCGGGTGCCGCTTCGCGATCGCGTCGAGCCGGCCGCCGTCGCCCTGGCCGCCGCATCCCCAGTTCCCCCAATTCTTCGCCCGGTCGGCCGAGTAGGCCGAGAGGTCGAACCGGTCGAACCGCTCGCGGTAGACGATGCCCCAGTCCTTGACCCACCGGGCCGCGGCGGCGCCGTAGCTGCCGTCGCTCCAGCCGCCCCCGCCCTCGGGACGGCCGCGGGCCTCGACGCGCGAGCCGCCGTAGATCGCCTCGGTGGCCGGGAACGGGGGCGGGTTCGCCAGCCGGCCGGTTTCCCAGTCCACGCACTGGGCGATCCACACCCCGTGGGCCCAGCCCCACGAGACGCAGTCGCCGATGCCCTGCCGCTCGACCACCCACGGCCGGCCGTAGAGGGCCTGGTGCGCGTTGTAGGCCGAGCGGTAGAGGAACGTGTCCACGCCCTTCGCGTGCGAGATCGTGTCGGCTCCGGCCTGGCGGAACATCGGCTCGGGCAGCTCGCGGAGAAACTCCGCCACGCCCTCGGGGTCTGGCCGGTAGCCGTAGTCGCTCTCGCCGGCCAGGCCGAACCAGTCCGCCGGCGGCCGGGCCCGGAGGCCGCCGATCAGGTAGGCGGCCGCCACGCCCAGGAGCAGGACGAACGCGAGCAGCCGCAGGTGACGGGCGTCAGAGCGAGACATCGGCGGCCCTCGCGATCTCGCGGTACGCGGCGACCCAGGCCGACCGCTGGGCCGGCGACAGCGGAGCCCCGCTCGTGCCGGCCGTGCGGTCGAGGTACTCGCGGATCGCCTCCCGGGCCCGCGGATGCTTTTCGCCCAGCGACACGCCCCGCCACCGCATCGCCTTGGCCCGCGACCGCAGCTCGTCCCAGGCGACGCCGGTACGGATCAGCGGCTCCGCGGCCATGCCGTCGTGCTCGAGCTCGTCGGCCAGCTCGGCGAAGTGGGCCGACACCGCCGCGGCGTCGGCGGCCGCGTCGGGGCCCACGAACGCCCCGCGGAGGTCGATTGCCGCGGCCGGCTCGGGGCCGGGGGCCGGCGTCGGAGCCGTGGGTCCAGACCGGCTCCACAGCACGGCGGCCGCCGCCAGCATGCCGGCGGCGATCAGGTGCCGCCGCTCCAGGTGTGGCACGCGGTCGGCCAGGGCCGCCACGGCCGGCACCAGACGGTCCCCGGCGAACAGGTAGACCGCTCCGGCGATCAGGGCGAGGATCGTCACGTCCATGAGTCAGGCCCTCACGAGGGGTAGCAGTTGCTCGATCGCCCCGGCCGCGATCGCGAGCACGAGCGAGCGGACGGCCGGCCGGGCCAGGATCCACACCGGCCAAGCGATCGCGGGCACGGCCTTGTCGGCGACGGCGTCGAACAGCGAGCCGACCGCGTCGAGGGCGAGGGCCTTTTTCTCCGGGCCGGTCATGGCCGACACCGTGTCGAGGAACGTCACGACCAGCCGCAGAAGGGCCAGCATGAGATCGCCGAACTCGGCCCACGTCAGGCCGTCGGCGGCCACGACGGATGCCTCCGCGACGAACGAGTGGACCTTGTCGAGCAGGCCCGACTGCCGCTCGGCGGCGGCCCTGGGGAAGTCGCTGATCACTTTCGCCTCCAGACGGTATCGGCGGGGACGACCTGCCGGCGGCGTTGCCGGCACGTCAGGCATTCGAGGTACTGGACCTGCTCGGGTCCGCACCGCTTGGACGATTCGACGCGGCAGCGGCCGCCGCACTTTGGGCAGCGCTTACCCGGCATGGAGCCTCATCCTTGCGACGGCGGCCGCGGCCGCGGCCCGGGCACCGGCGAGCGTCGAGACCTTGACCGGCGGGGTGCCCCGGGCGACCGGCGCGGCGTCGGGGATCCCCTCGGGGTAGTCGTCGATCCACACGTCCACCTCGAGGCCGGCGGCCGCGGCGGCCGACCGCTTCTGGCGGTCGGTGCCACAGAGCACGATCTGGGCCAGGTCGAGGTCCCCGAACGCCAGCCGCAGTTCCTCGCGGTTGGCCTCCGTGTCCTCGCGACGCGAGATGCAAACAACGGTATTGCCGCGCCCCGTGGCGTCCGTGATGAAGGACCGCCACAGGCCGGGCGCGGCGGTGAACGTCCGGTCGTAGTCGATGGAGATCGTGAGCGGCTTCGGCTCGGCCCGGGCGGCCACGAGGCCGCGGGCGTTCTTCCAGAGCGGCAGCGAGCGGACGCCGATCGAGCTCTGCGGATAGGCCGGCCGGCTGACGGCGGAGATGTCGTAGAGGCCGGACGCGCGGAAGACCGTCCGCACCACGTTCCCCTTCTCGTCCTCCGTCCACGTCTCGCCGTCGGGAGCGGTCGTGAACGCGAACGAGGCCGCCGTGATCGTCCGATCCTCGACGAGGATGATCAGGTCTCGCCCGTCGGTCGTCGGGGCCGGCCGGTGGGTGTAGCCCAGGCCGCGCGGCTCCTTCCGCAGTTCCAGCCGGCCATTCGAGGTCCGGCCCGTGATCCGCGCGGGGTCGTGCTCCCGGTAGAAGGGAACGTCGATCCGCCCGCGCGGGTCGTTCGGCTTGCGGTCCACGAGGCCGTCGAACGCGGTCGGGGCGAACTTCTCGCGGAAGCCGCCCAGGTCCACGGACAGCGAGTCCCAGGGGGGCGAGATCCCGACCACGACCGGCTCCTCGCCGTCCCGCTTCTGGACGGTGATCGCGTCTGGGTAGTCGGACACCGGCAGGTAGCGGCGTTCAGGTTCCAGCGGCATCGTCGGCCTCCTCGTCGAGTGGATCTGCGGACAGCTCCGACACCCGCTTCCCCACGGTGAACTGCGTTGGTTCGCCGAACTCGTGGACGCGGACGCTCGCGGCCGGCTCGGCCTCGGTGGCGGTGATCGCGAACGGCGAGCCCTCGACCCCGAGCACGCCGTCGACCATCAGGTGCTCGATCGTGCCCTCGCCAAACGGCCAGTAGACGTACTGCCCCTCGCGGAAGCCGCCGGCCTCCGGCACGCCGGCCCCCGGCCCCCGGCCGGGCTCCTTCGCCGGCTCCGCGG